TTAGCTGGTACGAGATGACGAATCTCACACATCTTGCGATTAATAACCGGCAAGGTGATTGCACTATCATCTGTGATAGTGCCTTCCACCTTTTCGACACCGAAATTTGGATAATCACCAGTCCGGCTCATCCAAATATAGTTAGGTTTTTTATTTGTAGCTGCTACTACAAATCGGTCTTGATAGAATGTACAAAGTTTAGGATAACCATTACCTCTATTCCAACTACCTAATTTCCATTGGTGGCTAGGCTCACCCTCTTTAATGCCATTCAAGATATTAACTTTTGCAGTCTTGCTATTTTCAACGCTTACAATCTCAACTACACCATATTGCATGAATGGTAGAATGGATAGATCGCAATTCACAGAACCGCTTTTAATATCGGAGATATATTTAAGCCTTGCGCCAGCCTCTATCTTACCGCTATCTGTTACGTTGTAGTCTTTATTAGAGGTATATGCTCTGTAGTCTTTCCATGTTTGCCCATCGTTGTTAGAAATCTGTAATTTAACTGTACCTTCCCATGTGCCGTGTGTTGTGAATTTCCATGATAGTTCTACATCAGTACTAAACCTTTCAACATTGTAATCTATATTGTTGTAAACAGCCTTTTCACGTTTACTAAACCTACCAACACCGTATTTCTTTTCTACCGCTTCACCAGATTGTGTTGTATGCACAGCCTCAATGTAGTATGCAATCTGTGCTACACTACCAACCATATCTTGCGTGAATAGGTCTTTTGTGGATGTGATCGTATCGCCATTAACAGTCAATGTATGCCCATTGTCCGTGTTAATTTCATCATAAGGTTGTTCAGTTAGCTTATATGCACTCATTCTCCAGTCAGTATCACTATATCGTGATAGCGTTTGAATAGGGTACTTGCCACTACAGATGAACATTACATCACCTGATTGAATACAATTCAAATCAAACAATATATCGCTATCAAAAGGAGTTGCAAATTCAACCCCGGTATATATACCGTAATTCCATACACGTATATATTTATCACCAAATTCTAGCATAAAAGAATTATTGGTATTTGTCGTAAATTCAAATAATCGTGTTGGCTTATCGCTATATTTAACTTGCCCCACATATTGGCTACCTTGACGCTTAGCAACGGCCCCATACGGTCGAATAACCACATTTTCTGCTTCCAATAAAGCACTTTTGTATTGCTCCAAATCAAATCGACTCGATACATCCGGCGACACCTCGCCAGTTGTAAATGCTAATTGCGATATATAAAGAGGATTACTCATTACCAATCCCTCGCTTTCACATAGCTAGATATATATACTGTATCTTGTTTACGCTCTTTTGCGTTCATCCCTTTAGCCTCTTGAACTGCCGCTTGATACAATTTGTAAGCTTGGTCAAACAATCCTCTATCCCCAGTGAGCGGCATAGCTAATGCACTAGCCAATTTGCATTGCAACATATACAAGGATATCGAATCCCAAACGTCTAAATCTGTCACGTCATATATATAATCAATGAATGCTAGTGGCATATCGCTCACTATGCATTTTTTGTTGTTTCCAATATTAAATATGTTGTATTCCGGTTGCGATTCCGCATGAAAGCGATCGCCTTGTGGAATAACCCCTAATATCCGAATACATTGTTCTGGATACGCATATACATAATTCCACCCATTAATTTTATGAGCAGACAAAACTAATCTTTCATTTTTGCGAGCAAAATTCCATTCAAATTGTCGCAATACCAACTGTCTAGTTGAGTCATATTGCATACGGCATTGGCGACCTTGCTCAGTTTCTTCTTCAAGTGAATAAAGCAATCCTGCGTTAATTAATGCAAGTGCTTGATTACAAATATCAGTAGGTGTCATATTTCCCCCTATATGGTAATAGAGGGATGCATAAGCATCCCTCATATTGTCACTTATTCTTCCGTAGTATCGGTTTTCTTTTTGTTTGTTTTCTTAGGCTTTTCGTTGCCAGTATTTTCATCTGGTGGATTTTCATTGCCTGTATTGTCACCTTCAGTATTTTCATCTGGTGGATTTTTGTCACCCTGTTCTGTTTCAGGAGGCTGAGTTTCAGTAGACGGTTCTTTGTCTTTAGCCTTAGATTTTGGGTTAAAGATTTTTGCTACTTCATCTTCGTTACCAGAGAAAAGCTGTTTGAAATAATCAGGCTCAAATTCTTTAATTTCTTCTTCAGAGAAATTAATAGTTTCACCTTCTTGAATTAATCCACGATTACCATGGTACATCGTTACGTTAGCTGTAAAAATCATAGTCTCACCTCTTATTTCAAATTCACACCATCTGTTAAGAATGATGTAATCGTAGCGGCAGTCATATTATTCGCATTGATGCGAATAAACTTTTTAGCACCTGCAGGAAGTCGACCTTTGTATTCTGTGCCAGCTTTAGAGTTCTGTGGCAATGTAATTCCGGTTAGCAATACAGCATCAGCCATATTTTCTTTGTCAGAAGTGTAAACATTAAATAAAGGCGTACCCGTAACATCTTTATCTAAACGAATATACAACCATAAGGCAACGGCAGCATCGCCACCGTTCCCATTCATCACTACATCAGAATTTGTATTTGTAGTGATTTCTTTTTTCCAAAAGAATGTATTTTGAGTATCAATAATCATTGAATTATGTTCCTTTCTTTACGCAATAACACGAGATTCAGTGCTTAACAATGCATCAATTTTACGAACTGGCACACCGTTTGCACGAGTAACAAGTTTACCCATTTCCATATCTTCAGTGATAGTGGAACCATGTTTTGTGTTCTTTTGCAAACGTAAGAATGTACGCAATGTACGGTTCATATACCAAACTGGACGAACACCACCAAGATTAGGGATACGTTCTTCCGCTTCAATCATTAAGTTGATAAGATCTGCACCGGCTTTAGCATCATTTGTCAATTTCGTAACGTCGATGTTAGCAATACGAACGACATTTCTCCAGTCCCGTACAGTTAAACCAACATCATGTTTAAAGTGTGTACGATATGCCTCGAACATGGATCCATCTTCTTTAGTAACAGTAACAACACCTTTATCTTCTTGGTGCAAGCCTGCTGCAGAACCTTCAGGATAAATGCCATGAACGGACAAAGGACCCCAACCAACAAGCCAAATAGATGCCAAGTTACCTGTGCCACCTGCATCAAGAATGTTTTCTGCACTTGCTGCCTTCTTAATATCAAGAGTATTGAAGCGAGGAGCCAAGCCAATGAATTTTTCTGGCGTATTTTCATCGCCATAGAAGATTGTACGACATAATTCCTGCCCCATGGATTCAACGAATGCTTTATCTTCAGTTGCACGGAAGGATGCTTTATCTTTGGATTTATCAACAAGCGCTTTATCAGTTTGCGAATATGCTTCAAGCATACCGCAATTGTCGGTAATTTGACGTGTGGAGGATTTAGACGCTTGAACACCGCCATATAATTTACGCCATGTAACATCTGGCAAACCAGTACGTACAGTCGTTACAAAGCTAGACCCTTGGTTACATTCGACCATCGTCATATCTTGAATGATTTCAGTGGATTGGTCTAATTGCTCAATAATTTGAGCGACATTACCATTAGGATCCATTCGTTTTTGCAAATCTAAAAGTGTTAAATTTTGAGTTCCAATTGTAGCCATTAATTATTTACCTCATTTCTTAATACATAGATGGATACATTTTTCGTTTTGCTGCTTCTTCATCAGAATTTTGACCGGTTCCAGCTTGTCTTGTACCTTTACCCGGGTCTTCCTGAACCATTTCACCAACGGCCGCAAATACCTTAATCATGTTGATATTGTTGTCAATGTGACTATCAACAAGTAATTGACGTAATTCCGGTACCGCTTTAGTTAGTGCTTCGATACCTTTGCCTGCAAGCGCTACAGTTTCATCGAATTTACCGCCTAATTCCTTTTTGGCGTGTTCATAATCCGCTTGTTGTTTTTCAATGATCGCTTGCTCTTGCTGCTCTTGATAAGCAGTCAAGATATTTTGTGCATACTGACTGCCAAATTTAGCTAATTCAACAGCCTGTTCCTGTGTTGCACCAACTTGGTTAAGTAACTTACTAAAGTCTGCAGATACAGTTTCATCAAGTTCAGTTCCTTCAGGGAACACGGATTTGAAATCATAAACTGTTGGTTCAGCAGGTGGCGTATTATCACCGCCTAGTACAGATGGATTACTACCCTCACCATCTGGTTTAGCAAGTGGTTCAGTAGGTGGCGTAGGATTATTTTGGTCCGAATTCGCGCCCGGTTCATTGCCAGTCATGTTATTGTTAGCACCCATATTGTCATCAGCCATTTTGTTTCTCCTTATCGACTAAATTATTAAAATATTCTTGTTGCCCGATATATTCGAGCTGTGCAAGGTGGTATTGTTTAACTCCATCAATGCCTAATTTGTTCAGGTCCCCATGGAATAGCAATCCCACCTTCCGTTTTCCTTCGTTGAAATATGTTTCACTATTTCCAGTAAACGATTGCTTTAATATGCCAGAGCGATCCATCAGACGACAAAAAAACCACCTACCTAGCTCTGTGCTAAGTACGTGGTTGAGAGCTTGCATATCTCGCTCTTGCATATAATCTTTAATTGTTTTCTTCATCTAGACACCGTCCATTCCTAGCCACTGCTGTAATGCAGGATTGCCATCGTTGGCGGCATCTGTTGCTTGTTTGGCCGCACTAGCCATTTGAGGTGCTAGTTGAGCCGCTTGCATTAACTGCATTTGCTGCTCCTGTTCAGCCTGTGCCTGTGCTTGTTGTGCTAAGATTTCTTGATATTCATCATCAGAACGAATAATCTTAGCCGGAACACCGAGATTTACACCGTATGTATTGGCCGCTTCCTCAAAGTTGAACTTGTTGACGATATTAGGATTAGCTTGTGCCAAAGACATAATAAACGCAAAATACTGTTCGATATTTACCAATGAACTCATCTTTTGTGCTTGGGCAAGTGGTGAGATATATTCAATCTTCACTTCTTGACCATTTAATTGGTCTAAGAGTTCCTCATCATCAACAGGTGGAAATACACCGGCACGATCTAGTACCGAATACACACGTTCAATGATTGGATTCAAGAATTCAGAGAGTAACCGTTCAACCACAGGACCTAATTGTTGTAATTTTTCTTGAGTTCTCTCCATAACCTCCCGAGCCGTCATCTGGCCCTTATCGATTTGATCTAACATCAAGAATAAATCCGCACTATAGGCTCTCTTGATTGAATCCTCTGTTACTGCAATCTTATTTTGAATATCTTGTAAATTAGACTGTACAGCAAACATCGGTTCAACTTTATGTTGCCCCTCAATCTCTGTAATGCCACCCGGATACAAGTTAACCGTACTGATAACATCAGATGGTGCTTGCATAGGAGGCTTAACACCCAATTCAACAGCTGTTAGATAATCGAATTCCAACTTCTGCAGCATTTGTGAATCTGGTTGCGCAAACCATGCGGCACCCTTACCGTAACCATTCAAGTCCATCGACGTATGCCGAGCGATTGGAATTGGCCACTCTTCAAAGCCACCATGATATAACACTTCATCGCTATTACTGCCTTCAACCCAATAAATGGACGAGTATGGCATATTGCGACGTCCTAACTTATCCTTACGGTCTTTGTTAGGCTCAACCAACCAATTGACTGTGAATGATTGTTGCAAGCTATTTCCGTTATCGTAAATATTCTTTATGTTATCCGGACAATTTTCATACCCGAACTGTTCGACAATCTGATCAACTGTCATTTTGTATTTACG